CGCCCACATGCCGCCCTACACAAAGCAGGCGGTGAGCGACGCTGCGCCCGCGCCGGCCCATGAAGTAAGCCCGGTCGAGGCCAAGCTGCGCACGGCGATGCAGTACCTGTACCACTCGCGGCTACTGCTAGACCAGGCTCTGGCGTTGGTCAACCCACCTGAGCCTGTGGATGCCGCCGAAGTCCTCCGCGATCGGCTGGAATCGGTTGACGACGACAGTTCGGACGTTGCGGCGTGAGTCTCACCGACGAGCAGGTGATTGCCGCGCTGGAGCAGCACGGCAGCATCAACAAGGCCGCCGTGGCTCTAGGGCTGGCCCGCTCGACGATGCAGAAATACGCCAAGCGCCTGCCGCTGAAGGGTTACTCGCCCCAGCACGGTATGACGCATACGGTGCCTGAAGGGTTCCAGGTCAAGGGCGTTTCGACGCTGTACGACCGGGAAGGGAAGATTGCCGGGCAGTGGGTGAAGTCGGCGGCGGATGCCGAGGCGCGGCGCAAGATCATGGAGGCGGTAGTCGCCTCGCTGGTGCAAGAGGTTAGCGGCCTGGCAAGGCCCATCAAGGCCCCGAAGCGGCTATTGCTCGCTGACAGCCTGTCGTCCTACATGATCGGTGATGCGCACTTCGGAGCCTACGCATGGGCTGCCGAGACGGGCGGCGAGGACTTCGATACGTCGATCGCGTCCGCTGATCTTCGGGCAGCTATTGATCTGCTCGTGGCAGGGGCGCCGGACAGCGAAACGGGCTATCTGGTGGATGTTGGCGACTACCTGCACGCGGACAACCGCAGCAACATGACGCCAGCCAGCGGCCACCTGTTAGACGTGGATACGCGTTACCAGCGCGTGATCCGTGTCGCGGTGGATGCCATGCGCTACTGCATTGGCCGGATGCTGCAGAAACACCGCAAGGTCAAGGTTTTCATCACGCCGGGGAACCACAACCCCGATTCGGCGGGCTGGATGGCAATGGTCATCGCGGCCTACTACGCGAACGAGCCTCGCGTCGAGGTCGAGACGTCGCCGGCCAAGTTCTTCTATCAGCGGTTCGGCCGCAACCTGATCGGCATCACACACGGCGACAAGATCAAGCTGGAGGAGCTCCCGTCCATCATGGCGCATGACCGCGCTGAGGACTGGGGGCAGACCGAGCACAGGTACTGGTGGACCGGCCATATCCACCACACCAAGCACCAGGAATACCGTGGCTGCACAGTCGAGGCGTTCAACACGCTGGCTGCTGGCGACGCGTGGCACGCGGCGAGCGGCTATCGCGCCAAGCGCCAGATGCAGCGGATCGACATTGACCGTACCCACGGGATCTACAGCCGAGCCATAGCGAGCGTCGGCATGATTCGGGCGAGGGCAGCATGAGCACGTCGGTCGCTGACGGCGAGTTCTGGTTCCCGAATGCTGCCGCGCTCTGTGAGCGCCATGGCCTCGTCTGCCTGAACGTGTACGACGGCCACGCCTACGGCCTGCTGCTTGACGGCTCCGAGGTCCTGCTGTCCGAGATCCTGGCAAAGGACGGACGGCCCAAGGTAGAAACATCCGGCGACGGCAAGGTCGCCACCATCAAGCCGGCCCCGCGCCGCACTGACTGACGCGAGGCTGCAATGCAGGCTGATCACATCACCGACGCCATCAAGGTGGCGCCACCAGTGACTGTTGCTGTCACTTCGCTAGCTGGCTTTCACTGGGACACGGTGTCGTATGTGCTAGCTGCTGCGTATTCGGCCCTGATGATCTGCCTCACGGTGTGGTCGCGGATCATCAAGCCGTGGTTAGCATCGCGTGCCGCGCGTACAGGGTAAGGGCGGGCTAGCCGCCGCGGTGGTGCTTGCCGCGAGCCTGGCTGCTGCATACGAGGGCCACCGTTCCACGCCATACCGCGATGTGACCGGCGTGCTCACCGTTTGCTATGGCCACACAGGTGGCGTTGAGCAGCGCCAGTACGCGCCCGCCGAGTGCGAGTCGTTGCTACGAGTGGACATGGCGACGGCGAATCAGGCCGTGCATCGCTGCATCCGTGTTCCGATGACGCCTGGCCAAGAGGCGGCGCTCACGGACGCGGCCTACAACATCGGCCCGGCGATCGTGTGCAGCTCAACGCTGGGCAGGTACGCCAATGCCGGCCAATGGCCGCAAGCCTGTGCGCAGTTGTCGAAGTGGATCTATGCCGGTGGCAAGCCGCTGCCGGGCCTGATCAAGCGTCGCGCCGCTGAGCGCGCCATGTGTGAGGCAGCGCCATGACCAGCCGGACCAAGATCATTGTCGGGCTGTGCGCGGTGGCGTCCATCGCGCTGTTCACGGGCGTTGCGACATTCGACCAGTGGAGTGGCTTCGTGTTGCGCCTGATCGTGCCGGTGACGCCGTGATCCGCATCTACGCCGCCCTCGCGCTGGTGCTGCTCGCCATCACGGGCGGCTGGTACTACGGCCATACGCGCTACGAGGCCGGCATCGCCGCGCAGCGCGCCGTGACCGAGGCCCAGGCCGCCAAGTTTGCCGAGCAGGCCAAGGCCGCCGAGCAGGCGCAAGCCGCCCAGCTCAGCACGATCGCTCAACAGTACGAACAGGACAAGGCCGATGCCCAAGCCAAGGCTGACCGCACTATCGCTGACCTGCGCGCTGGCACTGTCCGCCTGCGCAAGCAGTGGACCTGTCCAGCCCAAGTGCCCGGCGCCGCAGCCGGTAGCGCCGAGCCTGATGCAGACGCCCAACTACGAGAGCAAGGTGCGGGCGATCTTGTTCGACTCGCCGCCGAAGCCGACGCTCAAATCCGTGGCCTCCAAGCAGCCGTGAAGGCGCAAGGGCACTGACATGGAACGCGCCTTCCTCTTCCTCGCCGGCCTGTGCTGGGTTGGCCTCGTGCTGACGCTGATCCTGTGGGACGGCAAGCCTCGCAAGGAGCCGGTAATGCCGACTGTGCCGGCTCCGCTTGAGGCGCCGCATGACTGACACCCTGTCCAAGGTGGACGACACCGCGGCCAACCTGGTCACCGTGTGCAGCCACCTGGACCGCCTGAGCGTGTTCATCCGCTCCGATGGCGCTGGACTCAAGTTGATTGCCCAGCGCAACGACACCGCTGCGATTGCCCGACTTCTTTACCGCGCTGCCGATGAGATGGTGGCGCGCATACCGGTGAAGCCATGACCGACACCCACCAACTCCGCGCCGAGCTGGCCGCTGCCCGTGAGCGCGTATCCGGCAAGACCTTTGCCGAGGCGACCGAGGCGTTCAAGGACGTGGAGGGCATCAAGGTGCGCATCTGGACGAGCGAGAAGAAGGCCAAGCGCGCCCAAAGTGCGATCAAGTGCGATGGCGAAGGGTAAGAAGACCGGCGGCGGCACCCGCAAAGGCGTCCCGAACAAGGTGACCGCCGACGTGAAGGCGGTGGCGCAGGAATACGGGGAAGAGGCCGTCTGCACCCTGGCGCAGATCATGCGCGGTTCGGACATGCCGCCTGCTGCGCGTGTATCGGCGGCCAAGGAGTTGCTCGACCGCGGCTATGGCAAGGCGCCGCAGACGATCGATCAGACCACCACGACCAAGCAGCCGTTGCCGGTACTTACCCCGGAGGAATTGCGGGAGGCCGCGAAGTCCGCAGACGACAAGTTTTGAGCCGTGAACGCACTGACGCCTGCCGAAGTTGAAGGCGCCAAGGCGCTGGCTCGCGGCGGCTTGTATGCCTTCAGCCGGTGGATGTTCCGCCAGCGCAAAGGCTACGACTGGCAGCGGGCCGAGCATCACTGGATCATCTGCGATGCGCTGATGCGGGTGTTTCGTGGCGAGTGCAAGCGCCTGATCATCAACATCCCCCCGCGGTACTCCAAGACCGAGCTCGCGGTGATCAATTTCATGGCATGGGCGCTGGGCAGGGTGCCTGACGCCGAGTTCATCCACACGAGCTATTCGAGCACGCTGGCCACGGGCAACGCCTGGCAGACCCGGGAGCTGGTGCAGTCGGACGCCTACCGGGCAGTGTTTCCGGGCACCGAGTTGCGCCAGGACAGTGCTGCGAAGCACGAATGGCGCACAACGGCCGGCGGCTGCGTTTATGCGGTCGGCGCGGGCGGCACGATCACCGGCTACGGCGCTGGCAAGCATCGGCCAGGGTTCGGTGGCGCGATCATCATCGATGACCCGCACAAGGCTGACGAGGCGCGGTCGGACGTGATCCGCAACGGCGTGATCGACTGGTTCCAGAACACGCTGGAGAGCCGCAAGAACGGGCCCGACACGCCGATTATCTTGATCATGCAGCGCCTGCACGAGCGCGACTTGGCGGGCTGGCTGCTGGACGGAGGGAACGGCGAGCACTGGGAGCACGTCTGCCTGCCGGCTATCAGTCCGGAAGGGAAGGCGCTGTGGCCTGCCAAGCACGACATAGCGACGTTGCGGCGGATGCAAACGGCATCGCCCTACACGTTCGCCGGGCAGTACCAGCAGGCGCCTTCGCCGGGCGAAGGCAACATCTTCAAGCCGGACGCGCTGCAGGTGGTCGACGCGCTTCCGTTGGATGACGAGATCGACTGGGTGCGCGGCTGGGACTTGGCGGCCAGCGTGCCCAAGCCCGGCAGCGACCCGGACTGGACGGTGGGCGGCAAGCTTGGGCGGGGGCGATCGGGGCGCTACTACATCGCCGACATTGCCCGCCTACGCGGTGGCCCTGACGAGGTCTCAGCCGCGCTCAAGAACACGGCAGAGCGCGACGGCAAGGCCCCACGCATCTCGATCCCGCAGGACCCCGGCCAAGCCGGCAAAACGCAGGTGTTGCACTTCACCCGGATGCTTGAGGGCTACCGGGTCAAATCCAGCCCCGAGACGGGCGACAAGGTGACGCGCGCCGATCCCTTCGCGGCTCAGGTGAACGTCGGCAACGTGTCCATGCTTCGTGCGCCATGGAACGACGCGCTGATGGCCGAAATGCGCGTGTTCCCCAACGGCAACCACGACGACCAAGTGGACGCGCTGAGCCGCGCGTTCGGCGAGTTCGTGCAGCCCGGCACCACCGGCATCCTCGACTTCTACCGCGCCGAAGCGCAACGCAAACAGGACTGACGCATGCCCCCGATCCCCGCCAGCGCCAAGACAACCGATCTTGCGCCGGTGGCGAATGCTGCCCGGCAGCATGGCTTCCTGTCGCGGCTGTCGACCGCGGTGCGCTACGCCATCGCCGGGGTGACGCCGGACACGTGGATGTCGCCCAATCAGCCCGTCACGCCGGTGGCGCCAGGGGCTGCAGGGCGTCAGTTCGACTATCCGGTCGGCGTCAACCTCACCTACACCCCGCGCGTCACGGAGCTGACCAGCTTCGGGCAGCTTCGTGCGCTGGCCGACCGCTGCGACCTGGTGCGCCTTGCGATCGAGACGCGCAAGGACCAGATGGCCTCGATGGTGTGGTCCGTCACCGGCCTGGATGACAGCAAGGAAATCGCCAACGATCCTCGCGAGAAGGCGATCACGGCACTGCTGAAGCGACCCGACGGCGTGCACAGCTGGCAGTCCTGGCTGCGCATGCTCATGGAAGAGGTGATGGTCACCGACGCACCCTCTCTGTACGTGCGCCGGCGCAACAATGGCGAACTGTTCGGCTTCGAGCTGATCGACGGCACGACGATCAAGCCACTGGTCGACGATGGCGGGCGCCGACCGTTGCCGCCCTCGCCGGCGTACCAACAGGTGCTCAAGGGCATCCCGGCGGTGGACTACACCAGCGACGAGCTGGTCTACACCCCTCGCAATCCGCGCGTGCACAAGTTCTACGGCTTCAGCCCCGTCGAGCAGATCATCCTGACGGTGAATATCGCGCTGCGCCGCATGGCGAGCCAGCTGCAATACTTCACCGAGGGCAACATGCCAGCGGCCTACGCCTCGCTGCCGGCCGACTGGTCGGGCGAGCAGATCAAGCAGTTCCAGGCCTACTGGGATTCGGTGATCGAGGGCGACCAGGGGTACAAGCGCAAGGTGCGGTTTGTGCCGGCCGGCACGAAGGTCGAGTCGGTCAAGGACGCGCCGCTCAAGGACGAGTTCGACGAGTGGCTGGCCCGCGTCGTCTGCTACGCCTTCAGCTTGCCGCCCACAGCGTTCGTGAAGCAGCAGAACCGATCCACCAGCGAGACGCAGCAGGAAGCGGCGCTGAAAGAAGGCCTTGCCCCGCTCATGGTGTGGGTGAAGGAGGTCATGGACCACCTGATCCAGGTGCACATGGGCTGTCCGGACCTCCAATTCCGCTGGATCGAGGAAGAGTCACTCGACCCTGGCGTGCAGGCGACCATCCTGACGACCTACCAGAAGCAGGGCGCGTACACGATCAACGAGATCCGCGCCAAGCTGGGCGAGGACCCGATCAGCGAGCCGGGCGGCGATGCCTACCTGATCTTTACGGCCACGGGCGCCGTGCCGCTGGAGCAGGTGATGGCCCCGCCGCCTCCGCCTGTGGCACCCGTCGACCCGAGCAACCCGGACCAGCCGCCGAAGGGTGGCAAGCCGGCGCCCGAGCCCGATGACAAGGCCGAAAAGCACGCGCACGGCGACCTGCACAAAGCCGCCGAGCCCCTGACCAACGCCGAGATGGCGCTGCGCGACGCCTTCGCCGCGGCGCTGGACGTGGTCAAGCAGGACGCCATCAAGGCACTCAAGAAGCTGGGCAAGACAGCAGCCGATGGCACGCGCGGCGGCGACAACGGCACGTCGAAAGACGACGTGTGGCTCGCCGAGTACATCAGCGAGTTGGACACCTCCGGCCTGGCACTGGCGTGGGACGACTACAGCGACACCCTGGTTGCCACGACAGCCGACGGCGCCAAGCACCAGGTGGCCCGCCTGATCGTCACCGACCCGGACATCACGTCGACCTCGCCCGAGGCGGTCGCGGCCATCTTCGGCGGCAAGGATCCCGACGCGGTGAAGTGGGCGACTGAGCACGCGGCCGAGATGCTGTCGAGCGACGGCACCGGCGGCAAGCTCGCCGAGGCGACGCGCGAGATGGTGCGCGAGACGCTGGCCAAGGCGCTGGCGGACGACGCGAGCCACACCGGCCTTGCCGACTTGCTGGAAACCGCCTACGCATTCAGCCCCGACCGCGCCGCCCTGATCGCCACCACCGAGATGCGCGACGCCCAAGGCAAGGGCGCCTACATCGGCGCGACCGCCGTGGGCATGAAGGCCAAGCGCTGGCTCCTGTCCAACGACGAGGGCATCTGCGTCGCCTGCCAGCGAAACGCGAAGCAAGAGTGGATTCCGATCGATCAACCCTTCCAGAGCGGCGATGTTGCGCCCCTCGCGCACCCGCGTTGCCGCTGTGATGCGGCGTACAAGCGCAAACTCCCGGAGAACTGAACCATGCAGATTTTCGCGCGCCTGACCAAGGTCAACGAGGCCGACCGCACCGTCGAGGGCATCATTGCCAGCGAGGCGCTGGATCGCTCCGGCGAGATTTTCGACTACGAGTCGAGCAAGCCGCTATTCGAGAAGTGGTCGACCAGCATCGCCAAGGCAACCGACGGCAAGAGCGTGGGCAACGTCCGCGTGATGCACAGCCCGGCCGTGGCCGGCGTGGTCAAGCAGATGGACATGGACGACGAGGCCAAGGCCATCAGCGTCTGCGCCAAGATCGTCGACGACAACGAGTGGCAGAAGGTGCTCGAAGGCTGCTACACGGGCTTTTCCATCGGCGGCAGCTATGCCCGCAAGTGGAAGGGCGACGACGGCCTGCAGCGCTACACCGCCGACCCGGTCGAGGTGAGCATCGTCGACCTGCCGTGCAACCCCGACGCGCAGTTCAGCGTGATCAAGGCCGACGGCGCCCAAGAGCTGCGCAAGTTCGTGACCACCACCGACAACGCCGAAGCGCTGGCGAAGTGGGCTGCGGGCCTGAGCGACGCCGAGCGCGCCGCGGTGCTGGCCAAGATCGCCCCGCCCGCCGAGCCGGTCGCCGAAGTCGTCGCCGATTCGGTTGCCAAGGACCACACCGCGCAGGCCGAGCGCCTGGCCATGGTCGATGGCGCCGACGACGCCGGCAACGTGATCCGCGCGGTGCTGGGCATGGAGCAGGTGCAAAAGGGCCTGTGGACCGTCGCCACCTTCGCCGAGGTGCTCGATCAGCTTTCCTGCATCACCGACCGCAGCGAGGACGAGGCCGCCTGGGAAGGTGACGGCAGCAAGGTGCCCGCCCAGCTGCGCGCCGCGCTCAAGCCGCTGGCCGATGCGTTCCTGGCAATGGCCGCCGAGGAAGTGGCCGAGGCGATCGCGCCGGCGTCCGAAGTGGTCGAGGTGATGGAGCTGGCCGCGCCCATTGGCGATCTCGCCAAGGCCGCCGACGACCTCGCCAAGGCGCACGACGCGCTGCAGAAGGTCACCACCGAGCGCGACGAGCTCGCCGGCAAGCTCGAGAAGGTCTCCGCCGCCTACGCCAAGTTGCTGACCAAGGCGGCGCCGCCCAAGGGCTTCGCTAAGGTAGTCCCCGTGGACAAGGACGCCGACGCCGGCCATGAGGGCATGAACAATCTGGACGACTCCCCCGTGATGCGCAAGGACGGCAGCGTCGACCACGAGGCGACCGCGCTGAAGCTGATGAAGATCGCGCACCGCCGCTGAGCCACCGATTCACCCCTGAACCCAAGCCGCCACGAGGCGGCTTTTTCGTTTCACCCCCGGCCGCCCGCAAGGCGGCTTTTTCTTTGGAGCGACCCATGAGCAATGACATCACCACCGAGACCCTTGGCATGCTCAAGGGCGTCTACCAGGGCGGCCCGCTGGCCAAGGCCGGCAACACCGTCACCACCGCCTCCGGCCTGGTCAACTACGACCTGCAGGCCCCGGCCAAGAACCTCTATCCGTTCATCACGATCCTGGGCAAGAAGATCCCGCGCGTGAAGGGCAACGGCGGCCCGGCCACCAACTGGAAGGTCGTCAACAGCCTGCTCGGCTCCGGCTTCGACGCCATGGGCTGGGTGCCGGAAGGCCAGCGCTCGGGCGCGATGACCCTGAACGCGACCCCGAAGGCAGCCAGCTACGTCACCCTGGGTGAGGAAGCCGCGCTGACCTTCGAGGCGCAGTCCGCCGCCGAGGGCTTCGAAGACGAGCGTTCGCGCACGTCGATCCGCCTGCTGCAGAAGGCGATGCGCAAGGAAGAGATGGCGATCCTGGGCGGCAACGCCTCGCTGGCGCTGGGCACCTCCGCCACGCCGACGCTGAGCGCGGCCGGCACCGGTGCGACCCTGCCGGCGCTGACCTACAGCGTCATCTGCGTGCAGCTGACCTTCGAGGGCCTGAAGAACTCGTCCGTCAGCGCCACCGGTGTGGCCACGAGCAAGACGATCACCGGTCAGGACGGCCAGACCTACACGCTGTCCGGTGGCTCGGGCAACAAGTCGGCCAACGCCACGCAGGCAGTCACGCTGGGCCAGACGCTCACCGCCTCGGTTGTTCCGACGCAGGGCGCGCTGGGCTTCGCCTGGTACGTGGGCGCCGCGGGCAGCGAAACGCTGCAGGCGATCACCACCGTGCCGACCGCCACGTTCTCCGCCCCGCTGGCCGGCGGCAACCAGGCCGCGACCGCGATCACCGGCGACAACAGCCGCAACGCCGCGCTGGCCTTCGACGGCCTGCTGACTACCGCGCTGAACCCGGCGAACAACGCCTACGTGAAGCAGCTCAGCGGCGCGTTCCTGACCGCTTCCTCGCGCGGCTCGGTGAACGAGATCGACGTGATGCTGAAGGCCATGTGGGATCAGTACCAGCTGTCCCCGACGGTCATCTACGTCAACAGCCAGGAGCAGCAGAACATCACCAACAAGGTGCTCACCGGCACTAGCGGCTCCCTGCTGCGCCAGAACATCAGCCTGGGCGAGCCGGGCGCGGTCGTCGCGGGCAACGTGGTCAGCCACTACTACAACCCGTGGGCGCTCGGCGGCGGCGTGATGATCCCGATCCTGCTCCACCCGGACGTGCCCGCCGGATGCCTGATCGCCTGGGCGGACAACCTGCCGGCGCAGTACCAGTCGAACGAAGTGCCGAACGTGGCTGAGATGAAGTGCCGGCTCGACTGGTACGAAATCGAATGGCCGCTGGTGACCCGCAGCTACCAGCACGGCATCTACGCCGAGGAAGTGCTCGCGGTGTATGCCCCGTTCGCCATGGGCATCATCTCGGGCATCGGCAACGGCTG